AAGTTTCTCTGTACTGAGTTGTGTGCTTCATCAAAGTAAATTGTATCAACATTGATACCACTCTCTTGTATTCTGTGAAGTGAATGATATGTTGTAAATATAATCTTACGACTATTGCAACTCTCAACAAATCCCTGTATCTCAAGTGGATTAGTGGTGCTGAATATGCCATTGATCTTACCACTATGAACGTGCATTACAGGTACATAGTATTCTTTCTCAATTATCTCCATAAACTCTCTACCCAACTGCTCTGCAAGAAGTATTCTTGGTGCAACTACAACCATAGTCTTCCAACCATTCTCTCTGAACTCACGCAAGACATCGTATATCATACACATAGTCTTACCACCACCAGTAGGCACAATGACCTGTCCTAAGTCATTGTCTGCCATTGCCTGTAGTGCTTTTTCTTGATGGGGTCTGAGTTGCATAATTTCCTTTCGATGTACTTAGTATAACACAAGGTTTACCCCTGTGGGGTAACTTGTGACAGTTATATAATTGACTAATCTCTAATTCTTAATTTTTCTTTCGTTTCACTATATGCTTTCACAACTAATGATTTACCACCTACATTCGGAGCACCCATATTCGATACATAATCTTTCCAATCAATCTGCTCAAAGATATTGCGAACATAATCTTTCTTTGATTTAAACAAATAATGTGTTGTTGTTTCTGGTGTAACCACATCCATATCACAAACTCCTATCTTTCCCCAATACTTAAGTGCAAAATCCCAATACTCTTGATTCTTAATTTGTTCTCTTACTTCTGGTAATCTTGGAACATTATCACAAGTTAGGAACATTTCAAAGTCTTGATGTTTTGTCGGTGGTCTTTCTCGTATTCTAATATCTTTATATCCCTTTGATCTCGACCATACTTGCATACAGCAGGGAACATCATATGGTTCTCCTTTGAATACAAAACTATTTTTAGGAAGCAACTCACTGTGATATAATGAAAAAGATTTATCTAGTTGAAACTGAACTTTCCAAGATGTTGACCACTTTGCGGGTACAATAAATGCAATCAACTCACTAAATGTTGCTGCGTGATTGAAAAAACCTTTCGCTAGTGGATTCATATAACCTGTACCAAATGGGGGATTGGTAACTGTTGCGATTCTAATATTATTGGTTAGGGGATGGTATGGTGAATTATACTCGAAGAAATCTTGTTTGATAATATTATCTGCTTCTGGTTCTATATCCATCCCTATCGAATTAGATGGTAGGTATTGTAAAATATTTCCACACCCTGCTGATGGTTCTATTACAAGATCAAAAGCATCAAGTGGATAGTATTGATTAACAATATCCACAAACATTTTCGCTATGTCAGGGTGAGTATAAAACTTATCTAGATCCTTTTCCTTTGCCATAAAATGCTTGCATTAACCATATACTAGCATAAATTTATCTCGTTTGCAAGTTTGGTCTTTAAATAAACTAGTATATCTCGAACAACCATAACAAAGTTATGTATATTTTTTTAAACTTTGACAAATTAGATATATATGATATAATAATTTTATTATGACAAAAACACAAGAACTAGAACTGAATCTTTATTGCGAACCATTCCCATATATGGTTATCAATAATTTTTACAATCAAGAAGAACTAGAATTGATTTGGGAAGAACTAAAATATTATACAAAACCCAATAAATTATTAACAGCAGAAAATTATGGTGGTGTTGTTGGATTTACAAATGCAAAAGCTATATGTTTAGATGATGTATATGTCGATGTAGGTGATAAAACTCTTAGAAACTTATCAAATATACTAACTGTAAATAGAAAATTATTTTATAGTGGTGTGCTAGACAAATATGCAGAGGTTCATGGATGCACAAGTATAGCAAATCAATCTAATCATGATATTACAAAAGTTAGGTACTATCATAATGATGAATATTATGATCCTCATACTGATAAGTCAGTTCAATTCTTAGGTTTCTCATATTTTTATAAAGAACCTAAAAAATTTGAGGGTGGTGATTTAGAGTTCCCTCAACACGATTTGGTATTACCTTGTGTAAATAATTCGATGATTGTATTTCCTGGTTGGGTTGAACATGGTGTCAGGAAAGTTAAAATATCAAACTCAGATTATTTTGATGGTTGGGGTAGATATGCCATCACCTCTTTCTTTGGATATAGACATAAAGCTAAAAATTAGTAAGTAACATATCTGTATCCACCATTTCCTCCAGAACCTATATTAGAACTTTGAGTTTCCTCAACCCAAGATGAACCACCACCGTAAAGGTAACTATAAGGATATGATCCACCACCACCACTAGTTCCATTACCACCACCACTTGGTGAAGTACCTCCGTTTCCACCCTCTCCCATAAGTTTATAGGCATCTACGTCATTACTCTCATCAACATCTGTAACTACTCTTGCTCCTGCTCCTCCTGTTCCACCTAGAGCTGTTAATGAATGATTACCTGAACCTGATGTTGTAATCAAACCCTGAGTAAAACTTTGATAAGAGTTTGTTTCACTTGATGCCAATTTTATTCTATTAGTGCCAAAGGGAATAATATAGTATATGGTATTATTAGAAAGTCCACCGATACTACTACCACTAATATTATTATATCTAACTCTCTGTCCTCGCTGGAACCCATGACTATTAATTGTTATGTATCTGTCATTACCACCAGTAACATTACTTGATGAGAATGTTTTAGTTACATCTGGACTTCCAACATTTCCAGTAGCAGCATCGTAGTTGAAACTGTGACCTTCAGGTACATTATCAAAATTACCTACAGTAGCACCTCCCGCACCACCTGTGCCAGTAGGTATTCCAGCACCTCCACCGCCACCGCCACCATATGCTCTTACTTGAGGTTCGTCATCACTTTCGGGGATACCAGTAATTCCAATTCCTCCACCACCTCCTCCACCGCCACCACGAATTCTACTTTCACCAGAGATAGACATACCACTATGAATTTTTAATGCACTTGTACCTTCTCCACCATTTGTTGCGTTTAATACAGCATTACCACCATATCCACCATTTCCTCCATTACCACCTTTACCTACAACTGAACCTTGACTTCCAACCACAACACTTAATTCTGTACTGGTTGGCCATCCATGTTGACTATTATTATTATTGTATCTACCTACCGCAAGTGCAAAATGATTTCGACTACTCGCACCTGATGATGAAAATTGTTTGTTTATATTAATGATAACTGTTTTTCCACCTTGCCAAGCTGATTTAGGCACACTAGTTCTAAAACCACCAACCACATCAAAATTACCAGTGGCAAATCTATTTTGATAGGCATCTTGATTATAATTGGTGCTACCAAATGAGTGACAGTCAACGATTATATTTGCTTCCTTTCCACGAAAATCACTGAAACTAATTTCACCTGTTTGAGGAATACCTGTATCTAGGGGAAGATTAGTTAATGAACCTATATTTTGTGAAACTCGATAAGCACCTATATTTTTACCAGATGGTTGTCCGAACTCTGCTGTAATATCACTGAATTTAAGTTCTCCTGTAGATTGTAAAGTCATACTATGAGTAAGTTATGAATCTAGAACCACCTAACCCTCCAGTACCACTTTCACCATCCCTACTATCAGGATCTCCACTACCAGGAAAACTAAAAAATTCCTCAACCCAAGATGGACCTGTGCGATTTGCTCCATTACCTCCATTTTGCCCTGCATCGCCTCCATCACCACCTTTTCCCATAGTTGCAATTGAACCAGGTTGTGGGGATCCACTTTCATCAGTAGCTGTCACTTGTGCTGCTCCTAAACCGCCTGATCCTCCCTCTGTATTGTCAGAGTCATTTCCTGTTGCACCGTTTCTAGCACTTGGATGTACTCCATTAACAAGTCCTGATACACCAGGAATATTACCTACATTATTCCCAGATATTCCACCTTCTCCACCAGGTAAACCTGCACCACCGCCACCACCACCACCAAAGCATGTGGCTTGAGGTTCATCATCACTTTCAGGAATACCAGTAAGTCCTATTCCTCCTCCTCCACCACCACCGCCAGGTATAATTTTACCTGTAACAAAACTTTCTTCGCTGTCGAATATCTCACCTTCATTATCAATTCCAGTAATACTCATACCAGAATGAATTTTCATTCCACTTGAACCATTTCCTCCATTACCTGGTTGTAGGATTGAATTACCTTGATACCCACCTCTACCACCATTACCACCTTTACCAGCAATAACAGCTTCTGTACCGATAACTACACTTAAAACAGTATCTTGTGGCCACGAAGTGTTTTCATTATTATTAGTAGTAGTATCAATAGTACCAACCATTAGTGCAACGTCATCATCATCAACTGCATTAAAGGATGAAAATGTTTTATTCACATGAATTATGACTTTTTTACCACCTCTCCAATCACTTTTAGGTAAACTAGTTTTAAAACCTCCAACGACATCAAATTTATTTGTAAAGAATCTGTCAGTGCAAGCGTCATGATTACAATTTTGACTGCCTGTTGTATAGCAATCGACAATTACATTTGCTTGCTTACTATAAAAATTGTCAAATGAAATTTGACTAGAACCAATAGCAACAGATTGTGGTATACCAGCATCTAATGGTTGATTAATTAATTTACCAAAACTTTGACTGACACGATAATTACCTAATGATCTCTTGCCTGGATTGATGCCACTTGAATTAATTCCAAATTCTTCTTCAATCTGAGAGAATCTAATAGGATTTGTACTACTACCTGTTGTTTTTGATTGAAGAACCATTAACCTGTAACCTCAACACTTGTAATTGTTTCCCAATTAGTACCATTATAAACTTGAAGTTTATTTAAATTAGTATTGTATATCATCGCACCTGATACAAGACCCGTTAAACTTGCAGTTTGTGCTGCACCAACTTTTGGTGGTATCATAAATCTCTTTCCAATATCACCAGCGTCAGCAAAATCAACAGCAGATTTAAGAACAGTTGCACCTATTGCAACAGCGTTAATAGATGCATTTGCTTGTGATGCGTTGATAGTTACATTGGTCAAGTTTGTTGTAGTCTTAATTCCAACACCTAAATCATTTACAAATACGGTATCGTTACCTGATCCAATTGTTGTGATACCAGTGACTTTTAAATTTTTAAAAGTAGAGACACCAGATGTTACGTTTGCATTACCAGTAAGTGTTCCATTTAAATTTCCATTTAAATTATTAGCAGTTAAATTCCCAGTGATTATAGCACCACCAATGACATGTAATTCCTCAGATGGTGTAGTGATACCAATACCAAGTGAACCTCCTATACCTGTTAGGGTCATTATTGTATTGTTTAAACCCTTATGCCAATGAAAATCACCAGCGATAGCACCAGAATTATTCGCACTTATATTATAATTAAAGTTACCTGTACCATAATTAAGAATATCAAGTGATTGTGCTGAACTATAAGGTGCTCCCCCTGATACTAGACCATATCTAAATTCTGCATTATTTGTATTTGCAGTCGCTGGTTCTCTACCAACTGTAATTCCTGCAGTCCCCGTATCACTTGTGACTTGAATTTCGGTGTTACCACTCTTTCTTACCTGAATATCATTTGCAGGAGCATTAGTTCCTACACCAATTAAGGGTGAATTAAGTTCTGTAGCAGTTGCAACACCTGTAATTACAACTCCCGTATCAGTGGTTGCAATACGTTGTGAATTATTATGATATACAATTGACCCAGTTTCAGCACCTTTAAAGTAGAATGATGAATGGTTTTGATTCATCAACTCCACTTCTCTAGCAGAGATAGTTAAATCAGCATTATTTGCTGCTGAAATAAAATTGTTATCAGTAGCACTAAAATGATAAATCTGTAAATCAATATCATCTCCAAACTTAAGTCTCTTATCATTTGCAAATCTTGCTTCATTAAATGTGGAGACACCAGCAATATTAACATTGTCTAATTCTGTATGACCATCTACATCAATATCAGCATTAACATCAATATTACCTGCGAATGTAGTTACACCAGCGACACTCACATTATCTAAATTTGTATGTCCATCTACATCTAAATCATTTCCAAGTGCAACATTACCGCTAGTATCTTTATTAACTAATTCAATCCATGCTCCTCCATGAGCATAGTATCCTCTACCTGTAGAATGAACATGAGCAAATGCTCCATGATATGTAACAGGGGATGGTAAATCACTAAAATTAGAATAGAAGAAAGGAATAACATTACTTACCGCTGCACCAACAATGCGACCCGTAGCATTGATACCAGCAAACGTGGAAATTCCAGCAGAATTAACAAGACCAGTAAGATTACCTGTGACATTACCAGTTGTATCACCAGTGAGATTACCAACAAATGTAGTTGCAGATACGATGCCTGATGCTTTTATATTACCATCTGAACTTATACCAACACCACTAGCTCCAGAATTAACATCATTACCAACTTGAAAATTAAATTGAGGATTTGTAGTGCCGATTCCAACGCTTGGTATTATAAAAATATTTGTGTTACCACCACCAACAGTAGTAAGTTGTGAAGTGGGAAGATTTTGAAGATATTGTCCATCACCATAGTATGTAACAATACCAGTGGCATCCATTGATGGATTAGTTATTATCCCACTACTTATACTTACACCAGCACCTATGATTTCTGTTGGATTAAAGGTTGTTGCTGTCAATAAACCTATATTAGCTTCAACTGAACTTGTTACACCTGAAACGACTACATTACCAATGACATCAAGAGCTTCAGTAGGAATAGTTTTACCTATTGCAACCAAACCAGTAGAGGTAACTAACAGATTATCATCGTCAACCTGTACCCCATTCCTAAAATTAAAACTTTTTTTAATATTCGCCATCAGTATTTTTTTTAGTTATTTATTTGTTTTCAAGAGCTGTAACTTTAGCAGATAATTCCTTGACTGCTTCAATTAAAATAGGAATAAGTTTTTCATATCTAACTGCCTTTGTGCCATCATCTCTTGTTTTATTGATACCAGGCAATCCAAGTGCCTCAACCTCTTGTGCAATCACACCAATATCATCAGTTTCACTCTTCGTTCCTACATCTGATTTCCAAGTAAATGTATTACCACTTAAAGAATTAATCATATCAAGAGCATTTTGCAATGGTTTGATATTATTCTTTAAGTTTTTGTCTGATTGAGCAAAAGCAATAACATCACCATCACATGAAAATTCAGGTGTACTAGGACTCAAAACTTTAAATGATGCTATTGTCACATCATTTCCTGAACTGTTTTTACCTGCTATTCTGATTTCACTTTTCTGTGTTACACTATTAATGACCTGACCTACAGTTTTAGTGTTTTGAATAACCGCAATACCATCAGAACCTCCAGCAGTATGAATATCGCCTGAATTTGCATCAGCCCCATTTAAATGTAAGAATTTTTTAGAAATTAAATCTCCAGAAGTTTCTAGATGTCCACCAGATGAGTCATATTTAAAACCAGAATTTGTATGTAATGTTTGACCACCAGTCGTATTTTTAGAAAATACTGGGAAGCATGTTCCGTCACTAGTCTCTGTTGCAAGAGTTACTTTTGCTGATGAACCAGAATAAGTTGAATCGGATCCATCACCTGTTCCATTATTTAAAACAACAGTTGAATCTGGCGATTTTATATCACCAAATAAATTAGCAGTAAGTCCACCAGTTCCATTAGAAGTGCCATTAGCATTGAAAGCGTTAATTATCAATCCATCTTTAGTTGCTTGAGCGATTGTCCTATCTGCACCACCTAATTCAACTAATAATTTGTCTGCTGCTATTCCTGTTAAGTTAGAACCATCACCATATACTGTGTCGAAATAACCATTCGCCCATCTAATTGCGTCTGTTCCTATATCTCTATTACCATCTGATTGAGGAACTAGATTTGAATTAAATCTACCACCAACCAATATTGTGTCAGTTGATAAGTCTCCTAATGATACGCCACCTTTTAGTGATGAAATTCCTTCTACGGTTAAATTACCTTGAACAACTGTGTTACCATTATCTGTGTCAATAGAGAATTTCTCTGTTCCATCTGCTTGTTTAACAGATACAGTCTTATTATCTGCCTGTATATTAAGACCATTCCTAATATCAGTAAGACCCTCTATAGTGACTTTATCTTTGAATAGAGTTTCATCTGTCAACGTTAATTTAGAATTAAATCTAATGGTGTTGTTAAATGTAACAGGACCATCAAATTGTGATAAAACATTTTTTGATGAACCACCTTCAACAAGTAATCTTTCTTTAACAATTACCTCATCAAATACTGCACTTAGTCGATTTGGATCTTCACCTGTGACAGTCGGTATGGGTATATCAAATGTGGTTTGTTGACCACTTGCTGATGATATTTTAGTATTACCAATATAAAAATCACCCTTATCATTCATACCAGTATAGACCACATTACCACAAGATGTTTCTTGTGATTGGGATAGGAATTCCTCTCTCTCACTTAGTGTTCTATTCTGTAATTGTGGTAGTGCTGTTGAATAATTACCTGGACCATATCCAACATATTCAAATGTATGACCTGATGCTCTTAATATGGATGGTCTTCTTAATTCTACAGGTAGAGGTTTTATCTTTTCAAGTGGTGATTTATTCTTATGTGCAGTACTAATAGTTCCGAGTGCACCACGAATGACTTTTATTTTTGTACCACTTCCAACAGTTGAGGAAGCAACACGCATAATTTCACCACCAACTTGTAAATAAGATCCAAGTGGGAAACGATTTACAATATTATTTGCATTTGTTTCATTGTTTGATATCTTAACAGGAATATCATCAATTGAGGAATTAATATCTGCAGTTAAAATTAGAAAATCATTATCATAGAAAGAATTACCACGCACTGAAATATTTTCACCGCCAGTGCCTGATGATGCATTATTTGCTGATAAACCATGCTTAAGAATAAATGCAGGGTTGGTAAGAATACTTGTTCCTACATTAGCTTTAAAGGTATCTACATCAATTACCTCTTGTACTAAGAAATCACCAAGATTAGCATCAGTTGTGCTTAATACTCTAAATGAATTACCTACCTTTAATCCATGAGCGGTGGTGCAATTAAATGTGCCCTCTCGTTTACCATCAACAAGAGTAACTGATACAGAATTTCCTACAATATTTACGACAGGTCCCTGATTGATAACTTGTTGACCATTTAAAATTTTATCACTTGCAGTCTTTTTAATAACGATTGAAGATGTATTACTTACAGAATCTATTCTATAATATCCATCAGTGCCAGTTGTGATTCCAGTAACTTGTACGTAATTACCATCTGCAGTTGATATACCTACAGTGTTAATTTCAATGTTTGCACTTGGATTACCACCAATACCACCAGTTGCAACATCAGAACTATCAAAATATAATTGCTGTCCATTTGTATATGCCGAACCACCTTGATTTATTTTAAAATTAGTGGCAGATACAGATCCACCACTGACGGTAAGGTCAGCAGTAGCACCATTCCAAACAGCTGAGGATGGAGAGGAAGCACTATTGAATATTTTAACGTTAAAATAAGTTCCATTAATGTGACCATTTCCACCATCTAAAGATGATTGCAATCTCAATGAATTGTAATCATGTTGCTTATCAAATGTTAGAGTTGCCGAAGTGGTATTATCAACAACTGATAAAACAGTGTTACCAACATCAAAAGTTTCAACAAAATCATTTACTGATTCTCTGGTAATGCTTTTTTTCAAATCATTAGTAACAACTTCACCTATTGGGAAATTTTTTGCAAAAGATGTTGCCTCTGGTGGATTATCATTTACATTATCACGATCATATTCAGGATATAAGTTAACAATATTTTGATTAAATTTATCTTCACTAAATTCATTAGATATTTCGGTCATCGAATTATTTGCATTTAATACAAATAAATGATAGATTCCATCTTGAACACCTTCAATATAAGGTGTAATAATTTCAGTACGATAAATGAATAGATTAGATTTACTATCGTTACGATTAAATCTAGGTAATTGATTATTTCTAGTTTGAGTTGTATTATTAAATGTGCCAGGTGAATGTGGAACTCCATCTGTATCTACATTTGAATATTTAAATTCTCTATTGTTTATAACATCTGTAACAAGGAAAGTACCGTTGTATGATTTGTTATCTGCACCTGTTGTATTGATAGAGCATTTTATATTTTTAACAATTATTTGCTCACCAACCCTTAAATTATGTGGTTTATCTGATCGAATTGTAACTCTTGCGGGTGGACCGCTTACAAAACTCGCTTGTGATATAAATCTAGTATTACGATCAAACTCATAATTATCTGCGGTTATAGTTTGTTTTACAAAATCAGTATCTGCTAAAACATTTGTTGAACTAGAATCTTGAATTACAAACCCATCACTAGGATCTTTTCCATTTTTAATTTCTTTTGGAATAACATACCTTAATTTGTATATTTTCTCATCTAATCCACGGTTATCTTCTCTCCTCTTAATAAAACTAATATCACCTGCATCTGATAGATTAGATTTATTAGATTCAATAGAGTTAGTCGTAGTTTTAGTTGTGATAAACCAACCTTTGGGTGCGTTAGGGGTGACAGATGTGTCAATAGTTGAGTCAAATTGAATAGGATGACCTAAATCTCCTGGTTTTTTATCTGATACTCTACTTACGATTGTAAATGAATCATTTGTTCCAGCGACAGTTTTTATAAAAACTGGTGGATTTAATTCAGCATTTGTCTTTGATGATGCAATTCTTATTTCGTTATTTGTTAAATTATCAGGATTGCTTGCAGCACTATCAGTAATTACAAAATATACTTTATGAGGATCAATATTTTCTGGTAAATTTCCACTATTAGATATTATCCTAATTGATTCTCCATTAGATAGTGTATGAGCACCTGGTGGCAAAACAAATGTTGATTGTTTTGAAGATGATGCAGAGGTATGTGATGCTTCAAAGGATTTCTCTGATGATGTAGTTCCATTTTGCATTAATATATCAGCAGAATATAAACTACCTCCTGCTGTTCTCACAAAAATTTCATCATTTATTTTGGCACCAATCCTAAAACCTTGTGCAAGATCAGATGGTGGTTCTGATAAAGATCTCTTATCTTGTAAATATAATTTATCTTCTTCTATAAGTGGTTTACTAATTTGTAAGTAATCAATCTCTTGCTCTTCAGTAACTAAAGAACGAGGAGTGATAACTGAGGTTATGAATCCTTTATTATCTTTTTCAAATGCTGCTTTCTTAAATCCCTCTGCAGCAAGTGCGAATGTTCCAAAGTTTGAGTTTGAGTTAGTAATAGATGCATCAGCACCATTAATCATATTAAAATGACTATGGAAACCTATTGCAAATACTGAAACTATCTGTACGACTGCATCATTACTTACTTTGATATGACTTGTACGGAATCCTTTTCTATAATTTGCTTCTTGATCAAGGTGATAAACAGTTGCACTATTTGTAGATGATGACTCTGAGGATAAAAGTTCGCCACTTTGTTTTGAGAACTGGATACCACTATATCTACGATTCGTTTTATCATACTTAACAAATGCACGATCATCTTTCTGTAATGAGACAGCGGTGAATTGTGCAACAACCATTGATCTAAATCCAGTTGCTTTCGCACCGTCAGCATGCATACCTTGCATACCAAACACTGATCGCAACGATATGTTGAAGATGTAAGGAGAAGCTCCTGTAACTGTATCTGTTTCTACTAATACTTGTGCATCAGAGGCTCTTAAAGCAGGTTGACCAGCAGGAAGATTTGCTCTAACAAATGGTAAAAGGTAAGTAAAAGTATTATCGTCTATAACATTTTGAACCTTAGTTGATATATTATAATCCTCTACATTCACACCACGAATTTTGATTGGAGTTCCACCAGTTAAATTATGAGGTAAAGCAGTTTTGACTGTTACTACTTGACCAGGTGTTGCACCATCACCTGAAAAAATATCAGTTATATTGAGTGGATCCGTTGCAAATGCACCTACAATTTCAAACTCAGGTCTTTGGGGAGCAAATCCTTTCGGTGAAACGGGGTATTTTTGAGTAATTTCTCTATTGGCTGCTGCCTTATTGTAAGCATTTGATAATTTACTATAAAATATATCTAAATCCGTAAGATTACTAAATTGATCTAATTTAGTAATACCATCTGCATATTCAAAACATGTTAATTTATGGTGGGAAAATGTAGGTTTTGAACGATTAATTGAACTAAAATCAACTGGATCTGTAAATACTAATCCTAAATCATCACCATCAAATATTGTAAATTGCCAGAAGTAACAAGCACCTGTGATTCTAAATATGGCACTACTTTTAACATCACTATCTGTAGGATTCGGTACATATTTTGGTCTAATCTTAGTTTTTCTTAAATCAAGACCTACAATTGAAGTTCCTCTAGGAACTACAACACCACCGTTCACACTATTAAATTTGTAAAGTATATTATCTTCTTGTGTTAAATCAAAATTAGAGTCTAATGTAAGTGATAGTGTGCTTATAGCTGCACTTGTACCTCCTGAAGGACTTACTGCTGTCGCCTGTCCTGATTCATCTTTAATACCAAAACCAGGTCTATTATCAACTACATGTTCACCAGGAAATAAAAGTATAGTCGTTCTCTCTACAAAATCATTATCATCGCCTTTCAAGTACGAAAATCTAGCAGCTTCGATCAGTGCCCTTTGAATAGTTTTAAAGGGTTTTGTTAAGGAATTACCCTGATTTTCAATACCATCGGTTGAATCAAGATCATTTGGATTTACATAAAGTATACGTCCTTCAGCGTTCTTTATGAA